ATCGGAGCAGATACTCCGTCGTGATCACTCGCCCGTCGGCCACGTACTCACCAGGCATGTCGAGGATCCCGAGACCCGTCACCGCTCCAGCCGTCACAGTGACGCCGAAGTCAGCCAGGAAGTCTGCGGGAACCTCGTTCAATGCCATCACTCACCTCAGCCGTACTTCTTCAGACCGAAGCCGAAGCAGGTCACCGCAGAGCTGGCAGATCCAGTCTTGGCAGTGCAGCTCAGGCGGATGTACCGCTTCAGGTCGTTGCTGTTCAGCGTGATCACCTGCTTGCTCGCCGCATTGGCGATCGCAGTGAAACTGCCGCCGGTGGCAGCGGTGAACGTCGAGTTGTCCTCTGACTCCTCGATTCGGAACGTCAGATCAGCACTGGCACCGGCAGCAGTGCCGGACAGGATGATCTGCACGTCGCCTTCGTAGCCGGCCAGGTCGACACCGGTCTGGTTGCCGGTGGCGGTGATGGTGGTCGTGGCCAGGAGGGTGAAATGCTGGAGCTTCTCCAGCGTGAGTTCATGAATCGCCATGGGTCCTCTTCGAGCGGGGTTTGCGGGGGGCGGTAGGGGTAGGAGCCGGATCCTGCACCAGCTGGGCTTCCGTTGCCTTGCCGCTGCCGATCAGCAGCCTGGCATCACGGTCGCTCACCTCCATCACATCACCGACCCTCGCGGGCCGGCCGGCGATGGAGGTCTGACGCAGGATCTCGACTCTCATGGTCACAGGTTATTGTTGCCGCGGCAGAACGCCTCGGGATGACGGACAGCGACGTCCACATCCTGGAAGGCGGTCACGCGCACACCACCGGACTTGTCGAGGGCGTAGGGGTTGACCTGGAGATCCAGGGCGCCCCACATTCCCATGACGTGCTGATTCCAGACACCGAAGAACACGTCATTTGACGCGACCTGGTTGGATCGCACGACGGGGTAGCCGTTGACGGTGCCGCCAGGCTCAAGCACGAACTGAGCGGTCGAGCTCGCCTTCTCGGTGGTCTTGAATCCACCATAGATGGTGGCGTTAGTCAGGTAGGCCATCGCGCCGATGTCGGCGTTGTCGGCTGCGACCAGGGTCTCCATCTCCACCAGCTCGGCATAGGTCGGCTGGTTTGCAGCGAAGTCCTTGGTGTTGATCCCGGTCGTGAACTTCAGACCCTCGGGCTGGCTCGACGAACCGGTGCCATAGAGGGCAGCCCGGTCGATCTCAAGGCCGATGACCATGGCCAGCTCATTGCGGACCATCTGCTCGACGTCGATGCTGGACTGCAGCACCAGGCGGCGGCTGAACTCGGTGTAGGCGCCGAGGGTCTTGGCGACCAGGTTGACCTGATCCACCGTCGGATTCGACTCGGTGGGCTCACCCTTCTCTGCCACCCAGTAGGCCGTAGGAGCACCGGTCTGGCGGGGGATGGCGACAGGGCCGTTGAGGCCGGTCAGCATCGTCACACCCAGGCTGGTCAGAGCCATCCGGTTGCGCAGCAGCTCGATGAAGCTGCCAGGCCGGGCATCGACAAACACCAGATCGCCGGCAGCGCTGGCGGTGCTCACGGTCAGGTCACGATGCAGCACTTCGTTGGCGACCAGGAACCCCCGGGCGCTGACGTTGAGCTGCTTCTCGACGGCGTTGGAAACCTCACGCTCGAAGGCGGCGGCTTCTTGCATGCCTCGATCGTTGGGCATCATCTGCGCACGGATCGCACGCAGGAAGCTGTAGCGCTGAGTCTCTTTCTCGCTCAGGCCGATGTCGGCCGAACGGGCGATGGGTTGGGCAGATGCGGCAGGAGTAGCGGCCTGGGCCGGCTGCTTCGCACGCTTGGCGATCTGGTTCAGCACGTCGCGCATGGCGTCGGCTTCGGTTGCTCCGCGCTCGATCAGGCCCTGGGCCAGATCGTCGGCGCCGTGCTCTCGGCACAGTGCAGTGATGGCGGCACCGCGCGAGCGCTCATCGGCCGCAGCCTGCGCCCGCACCGCCTCGAGGTCGATGGTCGGTTCCATGGGGTTGTTGTCGGGGGGTTGGGGGGTCGCGGCCAGTGCCGCTGCAGCGTCGTCATCGAGCGATCGCCCGAAGCCGACGGTCGCATCAGCTGGCACACTCACCACGGACACCTCATGGGGTTGCCATGAGGTGGCGACGATTCCTGCACCGTCGCGGGATGGGGCGGCGTCCATGATGGAGTACCCCACGGAGACATTCCGCAGGATTCCATCACGGACCATCGCCAGCTTCTCCTCTGCGAATCCAGATCGGGCAAAGCGTACCTGCACTCGGCCGCGGCCATCCTCGACCCAGCCGCGCTCGATCACTCCCAGGACATTGTCCGGGTTGTGATTCCACAGCAGCGGGGCGCCATCATTCAGCCGCGACAAGTCGACAGCACCAGCTTCGTGGCTCAGCACTTCCGTCCCGAACCATCGTTCGACTGGCGCCTCACTGCTGAAGCTGAACTCGAAGCTGCGCTGCTCCTCGTCCGGCTTGCCATCAGCCATCCGCACCAGCGACGCCTCATAGTCGAGGCTGGCCACTCGACGCAGTGTTCGGCTGTTCAGCTCGCGGACATCCACCCGTCTGTTCGCAGTAGACTCGCGCATTGTAGCTGGCTCGAAGAGGATCACCTTGAAGTCGTGGTCCTTCAGCCATTGCCTCGCTTCCGCTTCGCTGTAACGGGAAGCATCGAATCGAAACGCCTGGATCTCGACCGGATCGCTGCCCTTGATTCCCCAGATGATGTCGATGCCAGGGCCAGCGGCGTCAGGCTCGCGCCTGAACTCATCAAACTGAGCCGGATCCTTCAGTCGTGCTGCATGCTCGTTCGGATACGGACGGGCCATCAGCAGCCCTCGATCCTCGGCGTTCTTGATGGTCTCCGCTTTGCTGCTTGACCACACCTGCCCGGCATCACCGCCCCAGGCAGCCCATGCCACACGGCCCGGGCTGGGGTAGCCATCCTCATCAGGGCTGAAGCCCTGCCCCTGCTTGTCGACTTCATGCCGGGCAAACCATGCCGCCATCGTGATGACGGTCTCAGGGCTCAGCTCATCGCCGCTCAGGATCTGGCTCGCTCTCGTCGCCGCCACGTCAGTTCCACCAGGTCGGCCTGCATCCTTCCATTCCCGATACCGCTGAGCCTCCTCTCGCATCCCCTCGGTCGGCAGCAGGTTGATCTCGACCCCGTTCACCTCAGCCATCAGTCGTCCTCCTCCACATCCCCGAGATCATTCGGATCTTCGATGTCGCCATCCTCGGGTTGAGCATCAGCAGGCTCTGGCATCTCGGATCCGATCGGCCGCGCCTGCGTCACGCCAGCTCCAGAGACCTGGGCCGGGTTGGTGTCGAACTGCAGCCCCAACGCCTCGGCTCGATCCACCTCGCTCGCTCGTGCCACCAGCAGATCCTCCAGGTCCCCGCCGCTCTCGGCCACGATCTGCGCCTGGGTCTTGAAGCCACTCCGCACAGCATCCTTGTACGCTGCCACCTCCTTGCCAGGGTCCACCCAGGCCCAGCCGCGGGGGTACCACTTCACCATCTCGTAGCGCTCCGGCATCGTCTCGTAGCCCGGCAGCTGCAGCACGCCAGCACCGACGGCAGCCTCCAGCCATCGCTCAAACACCGGCTGCAGCAGATGCTCAATCATCCAGTCCTGCAGCGTCCGCCATTCCTCTCGATCCTCCAGCAGGCTCAGCCGGCTGCTGCTGTAGTTGCTCTGGCTGAAGTCCCGCGAGACCGTCTCGTAGCTGCAGCCGATCGCTGCCGCGACAGCACGCAGCATCGCCCGCAGGAACGGCTCGAACTGACCGTCCGGTGCATCGAGCTGCGGCACCGATACCGACTCGCCCGGCGCCAGGTATTTGAACACCCCAGGCTCGAAGTTGCTGACTCGTTCCTCGTCGTAGACCTCATCACCCTGCAGCTCACCCTCGGGGGATTGGATGAAGCCCATCAGGCTGGAGCTCGCCCGGGCCCGCACGACCTCGGCCTCCTCGTAGCCCGCCAGGTGGTGCAGCCGCTTCACCGCCGACGCGGTCCATGGCACCCCGCGCGTCTGCCCCGGTCGCTCGGTGATGAACAGGTGGATGATCTCCGATGCCGGCACCTCCCGGGTTCGATAGCCGACGCCGTTCACGATGTCGCCAGGGTGGCGGTCGCGGAACTGATACGCCAGCGGCCTGCCCCACTTGTCGACCTTCACACCCATCCGCCACTCCGCACCCTCGCTCACCGGGCCACTGCTCTTCCCCTCGTCGCAGTAGTCCGCCTCGATCACCTCCAGCGCCAGCGGGACGTTGCTGCGACCGAACGCCTCCGGCACGATCCGGATGAACACCTCGCCCGATTCCGCGACGCTGCGGATCATCAGGCGCAGCATCTCCGACATGCTCAGTTTGCCGGCAACATGGCAGCGGTCCTTCCGGCACCACTGCTGCCACAGCCGCTCGATCGTCGTATTGACCGGTTGATCCAGCCGGCCGCCGCCGCGTTGCATCGCCACCCGCGACTGCATCCGGATTCCCCGGCCCACCACATTCGCGCCGATCGCACGGATCGCCTGCCTGGCGTAGCAGTTGTCGCGCACCAGCTGGCGCGAGCGGTTCCGCAGGCGGACCAGACTGCCGTCGATCTCGGCATCAGCGCTCGTGCTGCTCGTCACCCAGTCGGACGTCAGCCGCGAGACCAGGGCCCCCTCGTAGGCGCGGCGGCCGCGGCGGCCAGCACCTGCAGGCTGCTGCTGTGCATCGAATGCGGCGCCGCGGATTCGACCGCCAGACGACTTCCCACCGCGGCCGCGCTTCGCCATCAGCTGAACCTCACGAACACATTCCGCGGATCACCCAGGCCCGCAGCGATCTTCTCCGCTGCTCGCTCTCGCGCCACGATCGCCTTCAGTTGCGACTCCCGTTGCATCAGCTGCGTCAGGTCCTGGGCAGTGTAGCTGCGGCTCCCGATCGTGTACTGCTTCGCCTCCTTGCTGATCAGGTTCCGGATCGCGGTCTGCACCGCCTCCAGGTCCTGCTCCGCCTGACTCCTGCCATCGAACGCGGCCGGCAGCCCGGTGTAGTACAGCGACGGCGACACGGTCAGCGTCCCTTCGCCGATCGTGATCACTGTCGCGCCTTGCGTGATCCGCGACTGCCAGTACCAGGTGCCGGCATCGAAGCCCGTCGATGTCGATGCGCTGATCGCATTGTTCCACCCGCCATCCGATCGCGCGGTGCCAACCACCGTCGCACCCTCATGGTTCACATGCATCCGCAGGTAGGTCGTCAGCGTCCATGTCGCCGACGTCGCTGCATTCCCGTTCAGATCTGTCGCGGCCGGTTCAATCCACTGGATGGTGTCGCCGGCTCGAATCGCAGCAGGAACAGTCACGGCAACACCTCCCGCCACATCGTAACGCTACCAGCCATTCACGAAACTGCTGCCACCGCCGGTCGCGGGCCGCCTCCGCGCCGCTGGCTTGGCCTCCACCTTCGCGCTCGCCTCCACACTCCCCGCCAGCTGGTCCCACATCGTCGCCCGGTTGTATCTGCGCTTCACCAGCTCGAGCAGCGCCAGACAGTAGACCAACAGGTCGAGCGGTTCGTTCCTCGCGCCGCTCGGCTTCTGCCACTCCAACACCTGAAAGCCCTTCACGTACCGCGGCACCAGCCGCTCGCACGTCAGCCCCTGCAGGTACGCCTCATCCGTCGCATCGTCGAAGTGCACGGTCCCGGGCCCGCGGCCATCCTTCGCCAGCCGCGCATAGATCGTCCGCTTCAGCGTGTCAGTGCCCACCAGGTACAGCACCACCCCACCCTTCAGCACCTTGCCTCGCCAGTTCACGTCCACCTTCTTCCCCTTGCTCAGCACCGGTGCTGCCCTCGTGCTGCTGCCCTTCAGTGCCACCGCACCATCGCGCGCATGGCGCCGGCAATACTCATAGGCCTCCTGCGTGAAGTGGCCGCCGGTGTCGACGCCGCAGTGCCGGACCTTCATCACACCACCACCAGCCCGTGGCCATTCCGTCACCCGGATCGTCTCGATCTGTTCCCACACATCGTCTTGCGCCGGATCGCCCTCCACCTTGCTGTGCCAGATCCTCCACAGCTCCTCCCCTCGACCCACGCCCCAGACGGTCATCTCCAGCCAGGTGTCCTGCACGTCCACCGCCATCAGCAGCAGCAGCACACCCTCCGGCACCTTGCCACCCTCATGGCCATCCGTTGCCACTCGACCCAGCAGCCCCTCGGCATTCACCCGCGCCACTGCCTCGTCCTCCCACGCCTCGGCCGCTCGCTTGTTCACCCAGCCCTTCAGCAGCAGCGGATCCTCCTTTGCCCGCAGGAACTCATCACGGATCAGCTCCCAGCTCGTCCAGCCCGCCGGTGCATACCAGCCCGGCAGATGGAAACCTGCCGTCTGCCCATCGCCTTTCGCGCTCGCACGCCACTGGCCACCCAGCAGCATGCTCGTCTTGTGGTGCTGCGCCACTCGCTCGCCGCATGCTGGGCACAGGCACCACACCTCACCATCGGGCCGGTCCCACTGCATGTGCTCACGCCACCGCAGCACCTCGAACGATCCGCAGCACGGCATCAGGACTGCAAACTGCCGGCGGTCACTTCGCTCCTCGAACTCCTTCGTCACCCGGCACGCCCCCCTGGTGCCTGGTGTTGAGGTGATCAGCACCCGACCCATCGGGAATGTCGTCGTGCGCGCCTCAGCGTTCTCCAGTGGGTCGCCCTTGTCGTCCGCTTCCATCGGGTAGCTGCTCACCTCATCGGCCGCCAGGTTTGCCGCCGGCATGCTCTGCAGCGCACTACCGCTGTTCGCACCGGTAAGCACGAACAGGCCACCTCGGAACTCCTTGCTGAACATCGTGTTGCCGCTGTCCCTGCTCCTCGCCGGTGCCACCAGCTCACGCAACACCGGCGTCTCGCTCAGCAGCGGATCCAGCCGCTGCCGATTCAGCCGCTTCGCCATGTCGATCGTCGGCTGCACCAGCAACGACGGCGCCGGCCACAGGTGGATGATCGCCCCCAGCCAGTTCAGTACCACCTCCGTCTTGCCCATCTGGCTGCCGAACATCAGCACCACCCGCCGCCACGGTGAGCCAGGGCTCAGGCAGTCCATCGGTTCCCGCAGGTATGGCGTCCGGTCCGTCCGCCACGGGCCCTTCTCCGCACTGCCCTTCCCCGACAGGATCCGATGCTCGTCTGCCCATTCGCTCACGGTCATCGCCGCCGGTGGCCGCAGCCCCTCGGCAAACGCCTGTCGGTAGATCAGTGCTCCATCAGCCATCGCTCAATCCTCGCAGCGCCACCCGGATCTCTTCCGTCAGCAGCTGATGCACCTGCCGCGGGTCATTCGTGGCAGCCACCATCGACGCGACACGATCTGGAATGCCCATCAGCTGGTCGCGCAACGCACGCCCCAGGGCAAAGGCCTCACGCTTCACATCCTCCGCTGTCACCAGCTCGCCCCTCCCCTGCAGCGCCTCGAGCCTGGCCTTCTCCGCCTGGTAGTGCTCACGCCTCGCTCGGCTCTCGTTCAACTCTGGGATCGCATCCTCTGGCAGCTCGCTGATCAGCCGACGCAGCTGCTCGTTGCTCACCTTCGCCGGTGCCACCTCGACGGCCTGCGATGGCGCCACAGTCGCTTGAGCTGGGCCCAGCTTCGCGTGGTTGTTCTTGATCGTGTTCCGGTCCCACAGCTTCAACGCCAGATCGCGGTCGAGCAGCTTCTTGCCGTCCCTCTCCACGATCGCGCCCGCAATCCGGCTCTTCATCGCCGTTGCCACCGTCTGCCTGGTGACACCCTTGATCAACGCGAACTCTGCGGGCTTAACCAGCTGTGCCAACGGTTCTCCGCCCTTCACATCGCCTTCTGACAGCTTAAGGTGCCTTCTGACAACCTTCTGACAAGCCAGCCTGAAAGCTGACAGGGTCGGGGTCGTAATGCCTCAAAACCCTTGCGTCAGAAGGGTTCTGGGCCTCCCGCTAGGAAAAAACCGGGCCGCAGGATTACCCACAACGGATGGCGGGGGGAGGACCCGCGAGAGTGGGCGGTCATCGAGCGGTGGCGATGGCCCGATCGATCGCGGCCGAGAGGTTGGTGTTGAAAACACGAGCGACGGTCTGACGACCGACGCGCTCGAAGGGAAAACGAGGGGCGTAGGTCGGCTGACGTTCGACCGTGAGGAAGTAGGGGAAGAGGCGACCGCGGGAGCGACGGTAAACACCAGGGCCACGCTTGCCGCCTCGAGGGGTGCCGATGAAGAAGCCACCAGGGTCGGTGGTGGAAAGGCGGGATTCGATCTGGCCGAAGAGGTTGCGCTTCGGGTTGCCGGCGGCGTTGACCGCGAGGGCGGTGGGCACCAGCTGGCGGTCGGGTAGAGCAGAGCCAGAGGAGGCGGCGAGACCACGGATGAAGCCTTCGTACTCCTTCCAGCGACGCTGACCACCGAAGGACTGGGTGGCGATGTAGGCGCGGTCGGGGGAGGGGAACACCTCGGCGATGAGGTTGGCCTTGGTGGACTTGGTGTAGCGAAAGGCGGAACGGGTGAAGGGAGTAGGGGAGGTGAAGGAGATGGCGGTCTGATCGCGGAAGGCGAGCTGGACCTGGCGAGCGGTCTGGTTGAGGGCGAGGGAGGAGGCGAAGGGAAGCTGCTCGGAGAAGCGAGCAAAGAAGCCCTGGGCAGCGCTGAGGCCTGAGGTATCGAGATCGAGGCGGATCATGCGGGTCCAGGTGCTGAGGGAAGGGTAGGCGCGAGGTGGGCTTCCAACCTGTTCCAACCTCCGACCAACTTTCATTCGTGGGCTACGCGGGCCGTAACCCCCCCCTTCTCCCCCTTCTATTCTCCTTTTACCTTTTAGGATGGAAGGTTGGAATAGTAGGAAGAAGGCAGGTGGGCACTGGGTTCTGAGCTTTCCAACCTGCTCAGCGAGGTTGGAAGAACACCCATTTGAGCCGGCCGTCGTGGGTCGTGCGGCGCTTGGCCCATCCGAGCTCGCGCATGATGCTTCCAACCTGCATCTGGTCGGCACGGGTCTGGCGCTCGACCGGTTTCTGAACGGCTTCGGTCAGTAGCAGCTCGCTGGTGATGACGCGGCTGTGGTTGGCTGGCGCTTGCAGCCAGGCCTCGATCGGATCGCGCCAGGGGTTCGAGACCTGGTAGGCCTCGTTCTCGCGGTTGACGTTGAGGGCGAGGTCGAGGGGCAGGTAGTTGGGCGCGCCAGCGCGGTAGGCGGCGACCGCAGCGGACCAGATGGCGTCGCGCTCAGCAGCGAGGGTGCCGGTGTCGATGGGATCGGCCTCGTTGCGGGTCGTGGGGATGACCCAGAAGCGGCGGTTGCCGGTGTCGTCGCAGAAAAGGCCTTCAGAACGGTTGGTCGAGCCGACGATGATGCCGCGGCGCGGGTTGTTCTCGACGGCCTTGCCGTAGGGGGCGCGGAACAGATCGGACTGGGTGGTGAGGAAGGCCTTCACCTGGCCGGCGTGCTTGCGGGAGGTGACGTGGTCGAGCTCGGCCCATTCCATGATCCAGGAGCGGTGAAGTTTCAGCAGGTCGTCCTTGGAGCTGAGATCGCCGAGGGAGTCGGAGAAGAAGGGGCCGCCGAGGACGGACCAAAAGGATGACTTCCGGGCCCCCTGATCGCCGGAGAGGATGAGGGTGGTGTCGTGCTTGGTACCGGGCTCGAAGGCGCGGCGGACGGCCCCGATGAGGGTGCAGCGGAGCATGGCGTCATAGAGGGTCGTCTGGCCATGGGCAGCGTCCTCCGGGCGCAAGTAGGCGGTGGCAAGACCGTCGATGTAGGCGGGGGCGACGGTGGCGGCGACGTGTTCGAGGTAGAGGGTGACGGGGTCGTAGGGGTTCTCGCGGGCGACCTGAACGAGGGCGTCGATGGCGAGGTCCTTCGAGACCTTGAAGCCTTGATCGGCGAGGGTGAGGTAAAAGCGCTCGGCACCTTCGAGGGGAGCGCCATCGATCTCGACCTGCTGGTGGAAGGTGTTCCAGCGGATGCGCTGCCCGTCGGCGGCCTGGTGGCGGAGCATGAAGAGGAGCTCCGCAGCTTCGAGCTTCTGGGGCTTGGAGAGCGCTGGGGCGTAGGGCTGTTGGGAGGCAGGCTGAGATGAATTATCCGGCGATTCCGGATGGTTGGCCTGGCTGGTCTGCTCCTGGGGTTTGGGCGGCGGCAGGAGGGGCTGTGAGGTGCGGGTGTGATAGCGGAGGCGGTCCTCGAGCTTGTCCTCTGGTGTCGAGGGCCTGCAGCTGCGGGATTCGGCCCCGTCGAAGCGCCGCCAGGCCTTCTTCTCATCGAAGTCGCGGGCCTTGGCCCGGGCGGCCTGGATGTGAAGGGCGAAGGCCTTGCTGGCGGTGATGTCAGGGGTGTGGCCCTGGGCGCGGATCCAGGCCTCGGTGCCGCGGAGGTCGAGCGCGAGGCGGAGCTGATCGTCGTTCCAGCAGCCGGGCGTGCCGCCGTTTTCGACGAGGTCGCGCGAGTCGCGGGAGACGAAGTCGAGCAGCGGCAGGGTGGCGCCCTGGGGCGGTGGGGGCAGAGCGTCGGGCGTGAGCAGCGGTGTGGGTTCGGGGTCGGGCTGATCGAGCAGTAGCTCGATGAGGGCGGCGGGAGCGTCGGCGAGGGCTTGGTCTGTAGGGCCGCGACCACGGAGCCAGCGGTAGCCGGTGGTCTCTGGGTGAGCACCGACGACGACCGACTGATGGCCGGTCCATCGCAGCTCCAGCTGCTCGGCCTTGCCCTGGGCGTCAGTTGCGCCGGTCTTGAAGACACGACGGCCACGGAGGGCGGGCCAGAAGTCTGGGGGGATGCGGTAGATGATCTGAAAGCGACCGTCCTTGCCCGAGGTCATGGCGAGGGACTTGGGCAGGTCGCGGAGGGGGAGGCCGAGCTCCTCGAGCTTCTTGGTGGCGCTGATCCCGTCGTGATCGACGAAGAGGAGCCCTGAGGGGGGCCCAGCGAGGACGCCGACGGCCTTGGCGCGACCGGCGCGGATCTCGGCGGCCACCTCCGCCTTGGTGAGGGGGTGCTCCTGCCATGCGTCCTGGTAGGGGCGCTTGCGGCCGTCGACGGCCACGAGGGGCCAGTCATCAGGCAGAGCCTGGAGCTGCTCGAGGAGCTGAGCCGTCATTCGCCCTCCAGGATGGCCTCGATGGCCCGACGGAGTTGAGAGCGTGCGGCTTCACGACGCACGACGTCCCAGTTGCAGAAGGCCGGGTCGCAAAGGTCTTCACGGCGCTGCTCGAGGAGCCGGATGATCCGCTCACGTTCATGGAGCACGTCAGCACGCCAGGCGAGGGAGTCGGGGAGTTCGAGTGCGCTCATGGTGTCTCCTCCCACTGGCCGTCGGGAGTGGCGTGGACTGAGTGGCTGGGGAACAGCTCACGAGCGGTGAGGAGCACCCGGTCCTTGGAGACGCCGACCAGGGTGATGCGGACGGTGGCGGCACCAGGGCGAGAGGCGAAGACGGTGAAGGGCTGCGGGGTCATGCGATGAAGGCCGGCTGGTCGCGGTCGGAGAAGGTGTAGAGGTGGCCCGGGTAGGCGATGCGAGCGATGGCGATGGCCTGCTCGGGGTTCTTGGCGATCACCGGGAAGGTGAAGGGGCTGCTGCCGCGAGCGTGGCAGCGGATGTCGTAGTGCTGCAGGGCGGTCATGCGCTGGTGGCCTCCAGTGCGAGCAGGACGCGCTTGCGGAGGATGCGACAGGAGCGGACGACGGCCTCAGCGGCGGGGTAGGTCCAGCCGAGGCGGATGGCCTGCTCGGCCCACTGATCGGGCCGCTGAACGAAGGCGACGATGTCGGCGTCGGTGGGTTCGAGGCCGTTGTGGGCGGAGCTGTAGAGGTGCTGAGCACGGCGCAGCGCCTCGGGTGGGGTGTAGGGAGCCATGGGGGATGAGAGTGGACAGGCTGAAGCTAAGGGCAGCTGCGGGCCGCCGTGCTGGGGTTGTAACAGTCGGTCACATCCGAAGGATGGAGAGGGCGTCGGGGACGGAGCGGGCGACGCCGGCCATTCCGCCGGCGAGCTGCACGAGGCGGATGAAGGCCTGCTGCTGCTCGGTGGGCCGGGCCTGATCCTTGACCTCGACGGCGGTGAAGACGGCGACGCGCTGGCCGACCATGTCGGGCGTGATGGTGATGGTGCGGAAGCCGATGAGGTCCGAGGAGCCAGGGCAGAGGCCATAGCGCACGAGCTGGCCCTGGGCGTCACGGAGGGCCCCGACGTTGTTGCGCCAGAGGCGAGCGGGTCCAGTGCCAGCGGCGAGCTGAATCTCCGCTTGGATGCGGCGCTCATCCGAAAGCCGTGCCGCCATGTCGATTGCCTCGTGCTCGAAGGATGTGATCGGTCCAGCCGCGGCTGTACCCACGCTCCAGTCTGATGGTCTCCAGTTCCTCGCGGGTCCGGGCCTGGCCGACTTGGACGCGCCTCTGTCTGGCGATGGCCGCGGCCTGCAGCTCCTGCAGGTCACCTTCGACCACCTTCAGCTCCCGCCGGGCCTGCTCGACCTCGTGGCCGCACTCGGGGCACGGGTTGGCGGCTGAGGGGATGGCGGAGAAGCATGCAGGGCAGATGCGAACGGGCGGCGCGTCGGACTGCCGCTTCTGGCCCTTAGGCCGGCCCTCGAGTGACCAGTCGCGGGGATCGGTGGGCAGGCCGTGGCGGAGGGTGTTGCCGACGTGATCGTTGACGATCGCGTGGGGCTTGCCCGGGCATGGCCTGAGCACGCGACCGACCTGCTGCAGGTGGAGGCCGAGGGAGTCGGTGGGGCGGAGCAGGATGGCCCCGGTGACCGACGGGATGTCGGTCCCCTCGCTGATGATGTCGCAGGAGGTGAGGACCTTCAGCTGGCCGGTGCCGAGGTCGGCGATGGTGCGGCGACGGACGCCGCGGTCCATGGTGCCGTCGAGGGTGGCGGCGGCGATGCCCTGAGCGCGGAAGGCCTCGGCGACGGCTTCGGCGTGAGCGACGGAGCAGCAGAAGGCGATGGCGGTTCCGTTGTGGACGGACTCGATGGTGCGGCGGTAGTGGGAGACGGCGTCGCCCATGGCCTGCCCCTGGCGGAGGATCTCCTCGGACTGCTGGTGACCTTTGCGGGTGTCGTAGCGACGAATGCCGGACAGGTCGATGCCAGGCGGTGCGAAGACTCGAGCGCGGACAAGGAAGCCCTCCTGCGTAAGCCAGGCGGCGTCGGGGCCCTGCACCATGTTGGTGAAGTAGCCGCCGTGGCCAACGCCCAAGCCCTCGCCTGAGAGCCGTTCTGGTGTTGCGGTCTTCCCGATCAGGAAGGCCTGGGGCCAGGCGTCGATGACCTTGCCCCACATGTTGCCGGCGACCAGGTGGTGGGCCTCGTCCTGGATCACCATCGAGGGGGCTGGGATCCGGCCGAGGCGACGCACGACGGTCTGGACTGATCCGACCTGGACGGGATGGCGCATGTCCTCGCGGTAGCCCGAGGCGATGACGCCATGGTTGATGCCGAAGCCGTGGATGCGCTGGGACAGGTCGGCAACCAGCTCGGCGCGGTGGGCGAGGATCAGGACTCGATGGCCACGCTCGGCGGCCGAGGCGACCATAGCGGCAATGGTCGTGCCCTTGCCTGAGCCGGTGGGCATGACGGCGAGAATGCGGCGATGGCCATGACGCATGGCGTCGCGGATGTCGTCGAGCAGCTGCTGCTGGTAGGGGCGAAGTGTGACCATGCAGGGCCTGGAATCGGGGTTGACCGTGACAGGAGGATGGCAGATTATCCCGCGAAATCAACGGATTGTGACGTTATGCGACGGGAAGCAGCGGTAGGGGGCGGGAAGGGCCGGGAAGGCCTTAGGGTCATGAGCGACCCCCGCTATTCACAGATGAGGGACTACATCGCCGCCGCCAGGGCCGCCTGGCAGGCATGGGCAGGCGAGCTGGATCGCCAGCGCGCCGGACGCAACCGGGACGCTCAGCGCCGCGCTCGGATCAGGGCGCACAGCGAGCGCGAGCTGCAGCGGTTCGCTCGGTTCGGCCAGGAATGGGCCATCGCTGAGCTGCGCCGCCGTGGGGTGGCTGATGCCTGAACTGATCCACCACGAGGGCCTCAGCAACGAGGACTACCACCACCTCAAGGCGGTGAGCCCGTCACAGATCAAGATCCTGAAGCGGTCGCCGCTGCACTACTACGACCAGTTCCTGGCCGAAGACCGGGTGAAGAAGCCACCCACGGACGCCATGCTGAAGGGCACGGCGCTGCACACGGCGATCCTTGAGCCGGAGCTGTGGGACACCACCATTGCGGTGCCGCCGCACAGCTTCGACCGGCGTACCAGGGTCGGGAAGGAGCTGGCGGCCGAGTTCGAGCGCGAGAGCGCTGGGAAGATCGTTCTCTCACCTGAAGACGCGGACGAGGTTCGCAGGATGGCCGATGCCGTGCGGAAGCATCCTGCTGCTGGCTTCCTGCTGGAGCTCCCAGGCCGGCGGGAAGCCAGCTACACCTGGACCGACCCGGAGACGGGCCTCGAGTGCAAGACCCGACCGGACTGGCACAGCCTGGATGGTCAGATCGTCGTCGACGTGAAGACGGCCCAGGACGCCAGCCGTGAGGCCTTCGCCAAGTCGATCAGCAACCTGGACTACCACGTCCAGGCAGCCTGGAACCTCGATGCCCAGGGCGGGCAGATGTTCCTCAGCCTGGTGGTGGAGAACACCCGGCCCTATGGGGTCGCGGTCTACCCCGCCAGCGAGGCCCTGCTCAGTGCCGGCCGTCGTCGGATTGAAGCGGGCATGACGCTGCTGGCCCAGTGCTGGCGGACGAACACCTGGCCCGGTTACGGCGACCAGATCCAGGAGCCGATCGACCTCCCCGGCTGGAACCGGGACTGAACCCCTTATTGAGAACGTTTCGCAATGACACAATCACAGCTGTCGATGCCCGCTCGGATCTCTGACCTGCGCTCCGACCTTGGCCGCATGACGCGGGAGTTCGAGGTTGCCCTGCCGCCTCAGATCCCGGTCGATCGTTTCGTCCGCACCATCGTCACCGCGGTGCAGATGGAGCCGACGCTTCTGGAGGCCGATCGCCGGACCCTGTTCTCGTCCTGCATGAAGGCGGCGCAGGATGGCCTGCTGCTCGACGGCCGCGAGGCTGGCCTGAGCGTCTACAAGAACCGCGAGACGGGCCTCAAGACCGTCTCCTACATGCCGATGGTCGGCGGCATCCTGAAGAAGATCCGCCAAAGCGGCGAGATCAGCAGCATCCGCGCCCACGTCGTCCACGAGGGCGATGACTTCGACTTCGAGCTGGGCGACAACGAGCGAATCCAGCACAAGCCGAACCTGCTGCAGCCGGGCAAGCCGGTTGCCGTCTACGCGATCGCGAAGTTCAAGGATGGCGACATTCAGCGCGAAGTGATGAGCGTGCCTCAGATCGAGAAGATCAGGGCGAAGGCGACCGGGATTGGCAAGGCATGCTGGGCCAGCGAGTGGGGCGAGATGGCGAAGAAGACGGTGATCCGTCGTCTGGCGAAGCGCCTGCCGAGCAGCACCGATCTCGACCAGGTGCTGGCGAGCGAGAGCGGGAACTACGAACCGGTGACGGTCGCGGCCGTCAGCGAGCAACCGCAGCAGGTCGAAGCGCAGGTGACGGTGGCGGACCTGAACCGCCAGATCGCGGCGAAGGCTGGCCAGAATGAATCTGATTCTGGCGATGAACTTGTTGTCGAGCCTGTAGCTGTCCAGGAAGAGTTACAACCAGAGGTCCAGGACCCGTTCTGAGGAGGAGTGAATGAGTGAGCGACCTTATTTGACTTCCAAGGAGGTTGCAGCCCGTTGGCGGCTGAGTGATCAGACGTTGGCGAATTGGAGATCAGCGGGCAAAGGCCCGCCCTTCATCCGGGTTGGCACCCGGGTTCTTTACCCCATCGAGGGGATTCAAGCATACGAACGCATCGATCAATCATGGCTTTCACAGGATTCTTCTCAGGACACATCGGCCGGGATCCCGAGCTGAAGTATCTCGACACTGGCGGGATGGTCGCCAACTTCACGGTGGCGGTGCGGCAGCCGAAGCGCAACGGTGAGGATCGCCCGCCAAGGTGGGTGAAGGTGGCGGTCTGGGGCAAGAGCGCTGAGTACGTGGGCAACCACTGCCGGAAGGGCGACGGGGTGATCTGCTACGGGCGGGTCGAACCGCCGGAGGTCTACACCGACCGCCAGGGCGAGACGCGGGTGGTGGAGAAGTTCACCGCCGACAACATCGAGAAGTGGTCGGAGGCGAAACCGCGGCAGGGTGATGCGCAACCTGGCGTCGCCCCTGCTGCGCCTGCACCTGCCCCAGCGGTGGCCCCTGCGCCGCGGCCGGCTGCACCGGCGGTGGCTGACGACGAGATCCCGTTCTGAGCGCCATGGAAGACCTTGTGAAGACACTGTCCAGGCTGCGATCTGAGGTGCCTGATCGGGTGCTGATGGACCTGGTCGATCTGCATGCGCTGGCGGGTGATGAACTGCCGGTGCGGATCCAGATGGAAGAGCTGCAGCTCCTATGGGGAGTCACCTACCAGATGGTGTCGACGCGGATGTCCCAGCTGCGGAAGCTGGGGCTGGTGCGGTACGACCGCGGGAGCCGCGGATCACCTGGGTATGAGGTGTGGGGCCTGGGCCCCAGACCGGCCCGGGAGGTGTCGTGATGGCCCCGCAGATGCTCTACCACGGCGACGGGTGGACGATCACCCAGGATCCGATCTTCAGCGGCAACCCCAACCTGGTCCGTTTCCACCGCCAAAGCCGGATGCGGACCATGCTCGACCAGATCGCCGAGTGGGATCCTCACGCTCAGGTCTGGGTCTCCAGGCGCTGGGTGCCGAGGTCGCCGAAGGTGCCGCTGGCGCTGATCAACAAGGTCGTGGCCCACATGCAGGGGCAGGGCTGATGTTCAACGCCGACTTCTACCCGACGCCGCCGGAGGTGGCGGCCACGATGCTCGACCCCCTCGACCTGCGCGGTCGGGTGGTGGTGGAACCCTCCGCCGGCTCCGGCAACCTGGTCCAGGCGTGCCTGGAGCGCGGTGCGTCGGAGGTGCTGATGGTGGAGCCGGAGTCACGGCTCCGGGCCATCCTGGCCGGCCTGCAGGGCGACTGCCGGCTGATCGGCAACGACTGGCTGGCGGTCACCGCCGACCAGATCAGCCACGCCGACCTGGTGGTGATGAACCCGCCGTTCTCGGCGGACCAGCACCACATCCTGCATGCCTGGGCCATCGCCCCGGCCGGCTGCGAGATCGTGGCCCTATGCAACTGGAACACCGTCTCCACCGACCGGTGGAGCAACAGGGCCAGCCACCGGGAACTGAAGACGCTGATCGAGCAGTACGGCAGCAGCCAGAACCTCGGCTCAGTGTTCGGCGATGCCGAGCGCTCGACCCGGTGTGAGATCGGCCTAGTGCGGCTGACGAAGCCCGGTCAACGTGTAAGCGGTGCTGATGAGTTCGACGGGTTCTTCCTCGGCCCTGATGACCTCGAGGCCCAGGGCGAGGGCATCATCCCCTACCGGCGCTCCCGCGACCTGGTGCAGCGCTACGTCGAGGCGTGCCGGATCTACGACGAGCAGCTGGCCGCCGGCGTCCGGCTGCAGGCGGCGGTGGGCGGGATCTACAAGGGTGAGCTGGGAATCCGGATCAGCATTGAGGGCTGCAGCGCCAGCAGGAACCGGTTCCGCAAGGAGCTGCAGAAGAGCTTCTGGAAGTCGGTGATCGACGAGATGCTGCCCCAGGCGATGGCGACGAGCCAGCTGCAGGGGGACATCAACCAGTTCGTCGAGCAGCAGGTGCAGGTGCCGTTCACGGAGCGGAACCTGTTCCGGATGTTGCAGATCATCGCCGGCACCACCGAGCAACGGATCGACCGTGCCGTTGAGGCAGCGTTCGACGAGCTGACCCGCCACACCCACGAGAACCGGTGGCAGGTGGAGGGATGGAAGACGAACGACGCCTACCTGTTCGGCCAGAAGTTCATCGTGCCCTACCTGGCGGAACCGGACTGGAGCGGCGGCACGGTGAGCATGAAGTACGGCGGCAACAAAGACCGGGTGCAGGACCTGGTGAAGGCCTTGTGCTACGTCACTGGCCGGAAGTTCGAGGAGGTGCAGAAGCCGGCCCTGGGCTTCGAGCGCCTGGAGCCCGGCGTCTGGCACGACTGGGGCTTCTTCGAGTTCAAGCTCTACAAGAAGGGCACCGGCCACTTCAGGTTCAAGGACCTGGAGGACTGGACGGCGCTAAATGGCCGGATCGCCAAGATTAAGGGCTACAGCCTGCCGGAGAAGCTCCGGCGCAAATCCAATCGCAAGACCACACGATGAGACGACTCATTGACTTCAACATTGGTGACACCGTTCATGCGTACAGCTGGCCGGAAGGTATCACCTTCACGATCACCGACATGTTTCAGATTGATGGCGTGCCGTACTTCACACTGCGCGCCGGCAACGGTGATCTCTACCGAGTGCCGAAGCTCCACGTCTGCCATTTCCCACACCATCAACACCGCAAATCATGAAGTCCTATGTCCTGCGCCGCGGAGCCTGCTGGCTCTGCCTCCCGCCTGGCGTGAGCCAGGAGCAACGCCGGTCCTGGTGCCCTGGTGTCGAATGGTCAACCGACAGCAGCAGGGCATGGGAGGCTGCCACAATAGACGTGGCGATCGAACGCCAGACCCTGGCACGTGCACTGCACGGCTGGAACTCAATGATTCAAGCGAAGCATGACTGATCAGGAAGTTCAGGATCAGATCGACGAGTGGTACGACATGGATGGTCGGAACGATCCGGCACATCCGTTCCACGCTCGTTACACCGGCCTCAAAGAAAAGTACGCTCTCACCATCAATGACTGTTCTGCCCGATTGGATGATCAAGGCGGCTGCCCTGCAGGGGATGATCCAGCCGTTCAACGAGGAGCAGCTGAACCCAGCGAGCTATGACCTGCTGCTGGGGGATCAGCTGCTGATCGAGAGCGCGGAGGGGCCGGAGCTGCGGCCCTACCCGCTGGGCGACCACGACGAGGAGCGCCCCTATCTGCTGGTGCCGGGCCAGTTCGTGCTGGCCTCTACGGTCGAGACGTTCGCTCTGCCGGACTACGTGGCAGCGCGGTTCGTGCTGAAGTCCTCCAGGGCCCGCGAGGGTCTGCAGCACCTGCTGGCGGGATGGTGCGACCCTGGGTGGCACGGCAGCCGGCTGACGCTGGAGCTGAAGAACGTGCGGCAGCTGCAGCCGATCAGGCTGTGGCCTGGGATGAAGATCGGCCAGATGGTGTTCCACCAGATGGCGGCAGCACCCGATCGCAGCTATGCGGTCACCGGCAGGTACAACGGCGACCAGGGCGTGCAGGGGAGCCGGGGCTGATGGGACGGGTCATCACGCAATGGCCGATCGGCCGCGGCCGGATCGAGCAGTGGGAGGACGACCAGGGGAAGCCCTACTACCGCGCGGTGGTGGGCGACCAGGCGCGGAGCTGCGAGGACCTCTACCTGGCGGAGATGTACCTGGCGCAGCTCACGGCTGCTGAAGCGAAGCGAGGATCTCCTCCGCCATCTGGCGGTGGCGATCGGTGACGGGTGCCGCCGCTGCATCAGCAGCGGCGAGCTGATGCACCAGCTTCTTGTTGACGGACTGAAAGTGGAAGGCGAGCCGACAGAGGGTCTCAGCCATGAAGCGCAGATCGTCGACGTTCGTGATGGAGCGGATGTCGCGGATCTGGAGCTCCATCTGGAACTCATGGTCGAGGGGTTGGTTCAGGTCCAGCCAGGCTGCCATGAGTGAGGGGAGCGGTTCGGGGAAGCATAGGACCGCCCAGCGTGAACGATTGTTATAGATCGACAGAAGCAGGGCGGAGTCTGGGTAGGGTTACGACAGGGCAGCAGCCCAACCATTGCACGTTGCATCCATGACGTTGACGACACGAGTCCTGGAGTTCATCCAGAATGCACAGCCAGGCGACAGCCTGGCCCTGTCCACTGATGCCTGCTGCGAGATGCGGCAGGGGATCTACCTGGCGGCCCATCGCGCGCTGGCCCATCGAGACCTGGTGGTCTACTGCCAGAACCAGGTGCCCCATCTGGTCCGTCATGGCGGTGCCGCCGAGGTGCTGCGCACGGCCGGAGCATTCGCGGCCCGGACCGGCCGGGAGCTGGAGCGATGAGGAACCGCATCATCAACCTGCTGACGTTCCTGCTGCCGGTGGTGGTGATCGCCGTGGTGATCCATGACCACGGGACGATGGTGCCGCGGATGGAACGTGGGCAATGAAGCGCCGGCAGTACCAGGTGCCGGGCCTGTGGATCGAGACCTGCGGCAGCGGCTTCAACGCCTGCTACCGGGGCAGCGCCCGATGGTTCGCCAACAGGGCGGACCTGGTGAAGTGGCTGAAGTGGCCGAAGGGCCCATCGAAGGATGCGCTGACGGCCTGGCTGGACGAGATCGAAGCACCTGCCGCTGCCGCCGAGGTGGTGGAGCAGGACCCAACAGCAAACACTCGCACAATCATCTGATGACCGACATCAATGCAACGCTGGCCGAACGTGGCGCACGCTACGGGGACTTCATGGGCCACAGTGAGGTGACCCAGGATTTGAAGGATGTCCTGGCAGGGCATCTGGCATCGAGGGCAAAGCGGCTGGATCCGGACCAGCAGGAAGCGCTGGACATGATCTGCCACAAGATCGGGCGGATCATCAACGGTGACGCCGACTATGCCGACAGCTGGCACGACATCGCGGGCTATGCGCAGCTGGTAGAGAACCGCCTCCTGGGCAAGGGGGTGCTGTGATGACTGATCCGAGAATCGAGAGGCTGACCGAAATGGTCGCTGCTCTGAGAGAGGAAGGCTATAACCGACAGGAGAGCATTGAGTTGCTCTACGCCCGCATCGAGGCGCTGGAGGCCGCGCAGCAGCCGGCCGACCATATTGCTGACGCCAGCAAAATGGTTGACACCAGCTGGCGGAATCTGCACGACCTGAGCCCGATCATGGAGCCCGCCCCGCCCGCGACTGCCGTTGGGCTGGTGGAGCGGGTGGCCCGGGTAATCACCAAAGGTGACCCTAAGTTTTGGACAAACGAAGCCCGCGCCGCGATCCGCGAGGTGGCGAAGTGGCTGGACGGACAGATTGAAATTGGCGCTGCTCACATGCTCCGCCAGGAGGCCGAACGATGATCCACATCACTTCTGACCGCGGCTGGATCGGCCCGCTGTGCTGGTCGAACACCATGCCTGCCGTCGTGATCCCTGACTATCGCTTCGCTGGCATCAGCAGCCGCCTGCAGCCCTGGGGCCGTACCTACTGGCGCATGCCGGGAGAGCCGCACCGGCCGTTCACGAAACACAAGCAGTACACCGTCACGGAGACTTTCCAATGACCACCTTTCACACTGAACTGCCTCAATGGACTGAAGGCGTCTGCGGCGATGGAGCTGCGATCCTGCGGGATGGCGTCATGATTCCGATTGAAGAAGTCATCGCCAGACTGAATCAAGCTGAAGCCGCGCTGGTTGCCCCGGAGCAGGGGCCGACGGATCAGCAGATCATGGAGTTGATGCCGCAGCAACTCCGGGAGGATCTGGCCGCCGTCTCACGGCTGGCAGCCCATGGCGCAGGTCCAGACGTGGGACCGGGCCTATTCCGCGTCACTCTGAACACTGGGATCGTTGAGCACTGCCGCGCCGTGCTCGCCCGCTGGGGCCGCCCTGCCGTCGAGCCGGTGCCGGTGAGCGAGCGGTTGCCGGGGCCGGAGGATTGCGCTCCATGGCCAGGCGAACCAGATGCGACCCCATGGGCATGGGCAACAAAATGCGTTGACGGTGGTTGGGAATGGACTCAACTCTCCATGCTGGGCATGGGCTCCGACAGCCTTGCCCGTTCTGTTGCCGGCGGTGGGTGGACCCACTGGCTGCCCCACTGGGCGCTGCCCGTGCCGCAGGAGGGGGCCGATGGCTGACCTCTCCCCCGCCGCGCAGGCGGTGCTGCATGCCCTGCTCAACACGCCCGTCAACAGCAGGCAGCTGTGCGATGGCCAAGCTTCACAGATCAAACTCGCCGCTGCCCTCCGCGCTCTGGCGGAGCAAATGCCAAGCAGCTACCCGGCAAGCATGGAGCAAATGCCAGAGGATGCTCGCCGCTGGTATCGCCTTGGGTTTGGCGCAGCTGGCAACTGCGACCGCTCATGGCTGAGTGACATCGCCGCCGAGCTGGAGGGCCGATGACTGACCACATCATCATCGACATCAGCCGCAACCCGTCGCAGATCCGCTGCCTGCACTGCGGGTTCGCTCAGGATCTGCAACTGCCCATGGCGATCCGTGATCTTGCAGCCCTGGAGCGGCGCATCAACGCCGAGCACAGGGGCTGCAAGCCACTGACCAAACGATGACCCGCGGCCCGCCGGAGCCGCACCCAATCCGGCCACCATCCACCTACATCCACTCCACAATGGCCATCATCAAAGGCACCCTCAAGGCCGACATCCTGATCGGCACCGCTGCAGCCGATCAGTTCCACGTCAACAACGCCGGGGACGTGATCGTCGGCGGCAACAACCAGGACCAGGTGCTCTCAACCCTCGCCAGCTACCAGCTGCAAGACGGCCTCGGCAGCCTCGTGCTGGGCTCTGGCGCTGACATCGGCATCGGGAACGACCTGGCCAACCGCCTCGGCGGGAACCAGCGGAACAACATGCTGGACGGTGGGGCCGGCCAAGACGAGCTGACCGGCGGCGGCGGGGCGGACGTGTTCCGCTTCTCTCACGCTGGCCAGGCCCACGCCGACTTCGTCACCGACTTTCAGGTCGGCATCGACCGCATCGCCATCAACGGCGCAGCGTTCGGCCTGGCTGCCGGCACGCAGGTCAGCTATGAGCTGAACCAGCAGGCGACCACCGGGGCCCCGACGTTCATCCGCATGGGCTCCGCCGGCACGGCCCAAGCGATCTACTTCGACCGGGACGGGATTGGAGCCGAGAAGCCGCAGCTGTTGTGCACGCTGCAGACGTTTGCCGGGGCCACGAGCGCCGCGGACTTCGCCATCATCTGATCCAGCAGCTCGGGGCTCCTCATGGGGCCCCTTCTCTTTGTGAATGATTGTTACAGCCCAGCCCTGCGGTGGGGCTGCGGCGGTTAGGGTGATCGCATCGACAGGCCGAGCGCGCCGTCGACTCCATCGCATTCACACCATGACCACCTGCGTCCTCGCCTGGGCTGTTGCTCTCCTGCTCCTGCCCATCGTCATCATCCTGTGGGCCACCGAGACCCGCCAGCAGCGGGCCCGCCGCTGGCGCGCCGCCGGCTGGACCCAGCAGCGCATCGCCGATCGCCTCGGCTGCTCTCGCACCACCGTCCGGCGGATGCTCGCGGCCTGACCGCCCGCTACCCTTCTGGTGTCCATCGTGGACGGATCGTGCGCCACCAAGTCGTCAGGGTTGGCCCGGCGCTCCTCGATGTGCGCATTCCCTACAGCTCCAAGTCCGAAGGTTTCCATTGCCTTCTGGCATCGGACATTCACCTCGACAACCCGAAGTGCAACCGCACCCTGCTCGCTCGGCACCTGAACGAGTGCCGCGATCGGAAAGGTGCCGCCTTCATGTTCGGTGATGTCCTCTGCCTAATGCAGGGGAAGAACGACCGCCGCGGATCGAAGAGCAGCATCCGACCGGAGCACCTGGGCAGTAACTACTTCGACCTGGTGTTCGGCGAGGCGGCTGACTTCCTCCGGCCCTGGGCCGGCACCCTGGCGATGATCTCCGACGGCAATCACGAGACGGCGGTTGCCGGCCGGAACGAGGTGAATCCGCTCGACAACGTCATCCGCCGCATGGGCCCCGGCGCTCCGCACCACATGCCCTACCAGGGGTTCGTGCGGTTCAGCTTCTACCAGGGCATGGTCGATCGACCAGGCAAGACCCGGTCAGTCCTGCTGTTCTTTCATCACGGCGCCTGGGGCGGCGTCGTGACGAAGGGCGTCATGGGCGGGGGTCGCTACGCCACCCTGGCCCCGCAGGCGTCGATCTGGGTCAACGGCCACAACCACGAGCGGACGATCGCCGCCCACCCCTGCTACCGAGTCACCACCTCAGGCCAGCAGCAGATCGAGACCCGCTGGCACCTGCAGACCGGCACATACAAGGAGGAGTTCGCCAGCGGCAGCGGCTGGGCTGTCGAGAAGATCGTCCTTCCGAAGAGCCTGGGCGGGATCTGGCTGACCCTTCGCCCGCGCCATTCCTCCGGCGTCGACATCATCCCCAGCCCAGCCGCCTAATCAGGCCGGCGGCAACAGCTCGCGCGGTGTCGCGCCGGTCGCCATCATCCGGCTCAGCCGCTCCGCACGCTGTCCCACCTGCCGGGCCCACAGCGAGTCGAGCATCATCGTCGCCGCCTGCTGGTATTGGCCCGTGCGAATGGCCTCGAGGGTGCGCTTGAACTGCAGCAGCCCGGGCAGGCCCAGGTTGAAGGCCATGTCGAGCAGCACCCGCTGGCGCACGTCATCGAGGGCCGAGGCCCAGGGCAGTGCGCGGAACAGCTCGATCTCCAGCAGCCGGATGTCGTTGTCGAGCAGCATCGCCGACTCCTCGGTGGTGATGCCGCGATCGTCGAGGTTGCGGCCGACGCCGATCGTCAGCTTGCCGGCGGTGCACCTGTACGGCTTCAGCCGTTCGCCCTCATGCAGCCGGATCTGGCGGATGAGGGCGGCGCGGTCGAAGGGCACGTCAGCGGCCGGGGTGGTAGGGGAAGGCCTGACGGGCAAGCTGCAACGCCAGCTGGGTGACACTGTTCGGACGCACCTTCGCCATGCCGATGATCTCGGACACGATGAAGAGGGCGAAGCCGATGTACTCAGGCTTGATGTGATCCATGGTGCTGCCTCAGCAGTAGTGGAGGAAGGTGGTCAGGACGTACTTCGGGCCTGACCGTGGTGTCCTCCCAGCATGCAGCCAGGGCCACATCGGGGGGAACAACAACAGGCTACCGGCACTCGGCCGAAGTGCCTGCCGCCACAGCGGGAAGTCGGTCTCGCCGCCGTCGCGGACGTCGTTGAGCCAGATCAAGATCGACAGGAACCGACGGGCGGTGCCGTGGTCGACCACGTCAACATGCTCAGGGCACTCGTCGACGTGGGGGTTGTAGCGGCTGATCCAGATGTTCTCGAGTGTCAGGTCGTCGGGCCATTGATGTGGGCCGATGGCCAGGTCGGAGGAGTAGGCCTCGAACTGTGGGATCAGAGCATCGAGGATGTCGAGCTGCGCTTCGGGCCAGTCGTGGCTGAGGTTCAGCTTCGTCACCCGGCAGTCGTCATCATCAATCCGATGCTGCAGATGGTTGCGATGCTCGAAGCCTTCGATCAGGCTGCGGCAGGTGGCGGGGCTGAGCACCGCCGGGTAGATGCGAACCAGGTCAGCCAATTCCATCAGCCCTCTTGGTAGACGCTGACGAAGACAGCACCGCTGGCGGTGAGTGGCAGGATGCGATCGCGCAGGTCGGCGTTGTGGAGACGGATGCAGCCGAGCGTTGGGACCAGGGGCTGGCGTGGTTCCCATGCCCCGGGCCAGCCGCAGGCGCTGCCGCCGCCGTGGATCATGATGCCGGCCCGACCGTGCCGTTGCTCCTGCCCCTCGAGCTCCACCAGGTCGAAGCTGTACCAGCCATAGGCCATGACGTTGCGGCTGTAGACCGGCACCGGGTCGATCTCATAGTCCCGGTAGATCGCACCGATCTTGTAGAGACCCGGAGGCGTGTCGGTTCCGACGCCGGCCCAGTCGTAGTCAGACCCCTGCCCACGAGCCAGGCAAGGGATTTCCCACAGCAGCTGACCAGAGAAGCTGAAGGCCTTCGCCCGCTCGGTGATGTCGTTGACGATGAGGTGGCTGTCGCCAGGCCTGAAGCCGCAGTCCTGAGGCCGCTTCTTGGGACCGATCATGACGTCTGATGCTGCCGCGGGATGTCTGGTCCGAACTCTAGGCGCGGCGACAGCATGACCACCACGACGGGCATGACGACGGAAGCAACCACAGCCAGGATGATGCCCTGGGCGATGCGCTTCTCTGCTTCGTTGAGCCGCCGGAACGCCTCGACGATGTCGTTCCGGTTGTTGGTCATGGCTGTGAGGATGGCATCGAGCCGACCCTCGATGTTCCCGATTGCACGGAGGATGTCTCCGTGACTCACCTCGTGCTCTGGCATGCGCTCCTCCTGCAGATGAAGGGTAACGGATGGCAGCCGGTCAGATCACTGCCTGCAGCCTGACCGTGACGTCGATCATGCTGCCCGATCGATGCGTCTCCTGTGGCGGCTCGAGGTAGACCCAGTAGCGAGGGTCGGAGAGGGTGATGGAACCGAGCTGAAAGGGGATCGCACCGCTGCCCTGGGTGGCGAAGTGGGAGCGGATCAACGCGGCCTCGGTCTGGCTGAGGTTGAGGAAGCTGAGCGACAGGGCCGCACCAGTGCGTGTCGGGCCGGTGCGGAAGCGAACAGCACCACCAGCCCAGCCGGGTTGGGTGATGACGGGATGCCGCCCCAGGTCGTAGCTGCGCTCGTTTGGCGCGAGGGGCGGGAAGTAGGCCATCAGTTCTGGATGGTGATCGTCGTGGCCGCCAGGGAGAAGGTGCCGGAGGTGGTCGAGACGTCAGTGCCGAAGTCGTTGTAGGCCACCAGCTCGTCTGCACTGCTGGCGCCGCCGCGGGACTTGTAGTAGACGGCGCCCCGGGCGGTGATGGTGGAGCTGGCCCAGGAGACGGCACCAAACTGGATGGTGGTCCGATCGTTCGCCGTGCTGAGGGTGACGGTAGCGGCTGAGGTGACGCCGCCGGTGCTGTAGCCAGTGCCGGTGACTTCGTTGGTGATGTCGTTCCGCTTGTCGTGGATGTCCTTGTCTGGGGTGTAGGACGACGTGACGAGCATCACCTTGAAGGTGTCGGTATCGGCATCGATCGCACCGGTGGCCAGGTCGCGGTGGAAGCTGTTGTAGATCAGGCTGGCCATTGAAGGTGCGCGATGGTTGGAGTTTAGGAGGCTGTCGCCAGGCCAGCATCAAGGGAGAGGGTAAGGGTGAGGGCAGCACCAGCGGCGGAGCTTGAGGCGGTGGCGGCGCCAGGGGTGATGGAGAGGGAGAGGCGAAGGTCAGCACCGACGACGAACATGAGGGCTGTGACTTCAGAGATGAGGGTGACCGAGACGTTGTGGACGAGGGTGCAACCGCCGGACTGATCGGATGGAATGTCGACCACTTCTGGTGGTGCGTCGTATCGCCAGAGGTAGCCGGCGGTCAGGTAGTTCGCGGCGGTGTGACCAGAGAAGAGGGCAGAGGGGAGATCGAAGGCGATGAAGTCCGACTCCTGGCCGTCGTAGTGGCTGACGATCAGATCCTTGTCGGCGGTGCTGAGGGCTGCGAAGGTCAGCTTAATGCGTGCGTCGCGTGGTGCGCTGCCGAGGAGGACCGATTCGTAGACGCCGCTGAGCGAACGAGTGCGCTGCAGCTGGTTTGATGGCGGAGTGAAGATCCGTGTCGCCGGGTTGAGGGAAGGGAAGGTGGCCATGGGTTATCGCTGCCAGAGACCTTGAGGGCAGAGCGCCTTGGGATCACCGCCGATGCGTGCCTTGGCGACCATGAAGCAACCGCAGAGGGAACAGCGGCGGGAATCATGGTTGAACTGCTCGCAGCTGAAGCAGGTGGCGAGCCGTTGGTTGTAGATGTCCTGGTCGACGAAGCCATTGGTGAGCGCCTGGCCGGCGGTGACGACGAGCGACTCGGCCATGGTGGTGAGGTCGGGCATAGTCATGGGCAGGTGGCGGAGGTGACGCAGGTGGTATAGGTACCGACGGGCAACAGCCTGGTGTATTGAACACCAAAGCCGACATGCCGATAAAGATAGACGCCACAGATGTTGGTGTAGTAAAACTGTGACGTCCCAGAATCGCTAGGCTGCACATAGGGGGTGCCTGTTTTCGGGCCAAGGTTGATGGCTTGAATCCTTAGCCCATCATCTCTCCAACCAAGATGCGGCGCCTCTGGATCAAAGAATTGCGGCTGATAAGATGTATAGGTTACCGTCCGCGCTCCAGCGCCAAGCTGTGCCTGCGTGCATTGTTCGCAGTCACCAGTCGGCGGTGTGCAACTCTGACAGAAGGTGTACTCAACATTGTTGATGATGGCAAATCCAACATTCGTCTCGCCTGGTGCGCAAGGCAGACTCGTTCCACCCTCAAGGGTGCGCATCCTGCAGTCCATGTAGCACTCTGGCGGCGGCGGTTCATCCGGGGGCGTCGGTGTTCCCGGGGGTGTGCTCGGCGGGTTGTAGCCTCCAGGCGGCAGTGGCGGCTTGTCTGGTTCACCAGGCAGGCCCGGATTCGGCGGCAGTGTCGGCGGATCGCCCGGCGGTGCTGGTGCTGCGCCAGGACCCACAGCCTGCCCCACCGACGCTGGCACGCTTGTGTCCGTCGCTCGATCCCCACCGCTGTCGTCGTCGCAGTCAAGGCCCGTCCTGATCGTCGTGTAGACGTGCCCCTGTGCCTGCGCCGACATCACGTCCAGGGCGATCACACTCCGGCCTGTCGCATCGATCGGGAAGTGGGTCGCCTGGAACTCAATCTCACCCGTCGGCGCCTTGATGATCTGGTCCAGCTGGTAGAGGAAGTCGTGCGTGGTGGTGCTGCCATCGCTGGCGACACGATCGAACGTCAGCCGCACGATGTCGCCCTCCTCCAGGACTCGGTTGTAGACCTCAGGTCGACACGTCCACGATGCCGTGTGGGTGCTGTGGCGACGGCGTGAACGCCGATAGGCCATCGCGCGCACAGCGTGCAGCTCATGGGTGCAGAACGCGCTCATGTCGTGCTGCTCGACGTTGCCGCTGCTGCGGTCGTTCGGGTAGCCCACCTCTGCGCTGCGGGCAATCCCGAAGCTATCATCCGGCTGCTGCCGCCACAGGCCCACCATCAGAACCGGCTTCCGCTGCTCGAGGGGCGTGTAGTCGAGCGTGATGGAACCAGGCAAGACGTAGTCCTCGTTAAACTCGAACTCCCACGGGATCGCATCGGTCCGGATCGCATAGGCGCCATCGATCGGCAGCAGCGGCCGCAGGCCCCGCTTGCCGTTCACCCTCGTCTCCCGCAGCAGGAAGTAGGGAGCATGGGCGGCGATGAAGTCCGGCAGGTTGTTGCTGTCGCTCACCTCGATGTCGCAGTACAGCTGGTTCGCATCAAGGAACAGAGCTGCGGTCTGCAGCCGCGGCGTGTCGATCATGTCGCTCGGCAGCTTCGCGCTGATCTCCATCGCCAGCTTGAACAGGTCGGCGAAGTTGCTCGACGGGCCCGAGGTGCTATCGGCCAGGCGGGTGACGGTGCGTCCAGATCGGACGAAGGCCTGAACCTGGCGCTTCCAGTCGGTCGATCCGTTCGGGTAGGTGTTGGTGAACGAGACCGTCGTGAGACCTTTGCAGGTGCCCATGCTGCCGCAGTAGTCCGGCACGTCCTGCAGGGTGTAGCCGGCCCTCACCTCGAGGAAGTTTCCCGGGCTCCAGTCGCCGGCACGTTGGTCGTAGGTCTGGGTGAAGCTGCCGACACGGCATGCGCACTGGTAGACGTCGCGCACCTGGAGCGAACCCATGGGGCCATCACCCAGGATCAGGTGGTAGCTGGCCGTGAGCGTGTTGCTGGCATCGTTGGAGAATCGCGCATCGGTCGCCGGCGGCGAGACCATCACGCCGCCGCGACTGCTGATCCTGCGAGCGAAGATGATCGGCACCGACTGGCCGATCGTCGCCACCTTCTGCTGGCCGCACAGGTCCTCCGTGACGACCGCACCGGCGTCGAGGAGTGGTGGCTGGGTCTCGGCAGCAGCAGCGAAGGCAGTCATCAGAAGCTCATCCCCATCCCCATCAGATTGGTTGTCAGCGTCCGCGGTGGGAACTGAGCACCGACCGGGGCCAGGCTTGAGCCTAGCTGCAGCGTGTACTGGAAGTCTGCCTCGGACGCAGTGGCAATCTCACCGAGGAATCTGGAGATGAGCAACTGGCTCACGGGTGGAGTGACGACACCGGCGCTCTCGGCGTCTAACTCATAGACCGACACCTCGAACAGCCGCGCCTGCTCTATCGCCAGCTGCACCGCCTGGACCACGACCGACGTCGCCGGCATGGTGATCGTGATTCCGCCTTCATCACCGGTGGCGCCGGACGCAACACCAGAGGAGGTGAACGGAACGTAAACCCAGGAGGCGCTGCTCCACGTGATGATCTTGTTGCTGTAGAAGTTCTGCCAGCGCTGATACGTTGTGCCTGCAGAATCGTAGATCCGCAGATAGCCTGCCTGCGCGCGGTTCATTATGCAATCCCCATCGCACGACGACCGTAGAAGGTGCGGATCCTGGCGAGCGTCGTGGTCTCGGTCTGCCGCATCGCCCGCTCGAGATCACCGAGCGTCACCCACTGCTGACCCTGAGCCTGCATGACAGGGCCCGTGGTGACGTTGATGGTGGCCGGGCCAGCATTGACGACACGATCACCACGGGTGCCGGCGAGGTAGCGGGCGGACGCTGCCGCCATCTTGGATTCGGGGATGATGTACTCTCGCTCGCCACCTTCGCCGACCATGGCCAGGGTGGGGCGATCGACGACGCCACCTTTGGCGAATCGCGGCACCGACACCGACGGCACCAGGGGCAGGTCCGGGGTGGGCAGGGAGTTGTAGGCGCGGATGAGGGTGTTGATCGCACCGACCGCGGCGTTGATGCCACTGGCGATGGCGTTGAGGATGCCGTTGAAGACGTCACGGACGAAGTTCCCGATCGCTTGCAGCGGTGCCCGAACGGCGCCGACCATCCAGCTGAACAGGTTGCTGATCGGCTGTCGCAGGGTCAGGTTGAACAGCGTCACCCAGGGCTGGACGAACACCTTGTAGGCGATGTCGAGAGCGACCTTGAGGCCGGTCTGCAAGTTCTGCCCCAGCCACGCCAGGAACTCACCGATCGGCTTGCGGAAGGCGATCACCATGGCGGTAACAGCAGCGGCGGCAAGGATCGTCCAGCCGACGGGGCCGGTGAAGACGGCGATCATGCCGGGGAGGAAGGTGCTGGTCATGAAGGTCAGCAGGCCCACCAGGGCGCTGGTGATGGAGGCGACCGCCGGAATGGCAGCAGCCAGCCAGCCTGCGATCGTGGCCGCCACAGGCAGGGCAGTCAGAGCGGTGATGATCGTGACGACTGCCGTGATTGCTGGCGCCAGAATCGCCAGGCCGATGACCAAGGCCGTGAATCCACCGACGATCGCCTGCAATGGCCCCGGCAGCTGAGTGAAGATGTTCAACGCACCGATGAGGGCATCGGTCACAACCTGCAAGGCAGGCATCAAGGCGGTGCCGAGACCCACCGCCAGGCGGGTGACACCAGTCTGCAGATCCACAAACTTGTCGTTCAGCTCATCAGCCTTTGAGGCAAACTCACCGGTCATCGTCACGCCCAGCTTCTTGATCGCCTCATCGCCCATGTTGAGCATGGGGATCAGGGCGGCTCCAGACTTGCCGAACAGGTCCATCGCCAGGGCCGTCTTCTCAGCTCCATCCGGCATCGATTGAAACTTGTCTGCCAGCTCGAGCATGATCTGATCTGTGCTCTTCAGCTTGCCGCTCGCATCAGTCGCGCTGATTCCGATCTCCTGTAGGCTCTTGCCTGCCTTACCCTCGGCCAGGTTGCGGTTCAGCTTCACCATCGCACCGCCGACGGCATCAAGAGTGGTGCCCGACTTCTCGGCCGCCTGCTGAAACTGACTCAGCGATTCGACGCTCGCACCTGTCTTCTGCCGCAGGTCGTTCATGTTGTCGGCGGCATCGATCGACGTCTTCGCCAGGGCCATGAGACCAGCACCGGAGGCCAGCGGTACGAGGGCGCCGAGGCCGCCGACCAAACCCTGAGCGGAACCGGCCAGTTTGGAGAGACCCCCGCCCACCTGGTTCGCTGTCGAGTTGAGCTTGCCAAGGCTGGCACCCAACTGCTGGATCGCCTCGCCGCCGGTCACCGCAGCCTTGATCCTGAGCAATGCATCCATGACGGCCATCTCAGGTCCTCCTCTGCAGACGTCGGTTCAGCTGGTCGCGTGCATGTAGCTCCATGGCCTGCACGTCCTCCATCATTCTGCCGTCCAGCTCCACTCCCAGCAGCGGCGCCATCTGAAACACCGCGCCATAGTCCAGACCCAGCAGGCCCGTGGGCCCGCTGCGCCATTGCGTCTGGCAGCGCTGAAAGACATTCACCGCCGGCCACAGATCCGCCCACAGCCGATACCGCTCAGGCTCCAGGTGGTGCGCCTCCAGGGTGATGCCGTAGGCGGCGGCGTCTCGTTGAAGCTGCGCCGTGTCACCCTTCGCCTTGAGCAGGTGATCCACGGCGCCGGTCAGTTTTTTGCTCGCGCCTTGTCGTGCGCCTCGAAGTAGGTCGTGACCAGGACATCGGCAACGGTCGCCACCTCGAGCAGCTTCGCTCGGCTCTCGAGCGTCACCTCAACCGGCAGGCCGTCAGGGGTGGTGATCCCCTCCCATCCGTCGATGATCTCATCGGCGATCGCCCGGGTCGGGATCCCCTCGATCGGTTCGCCACGCTGCGCCGCGACCTTGATCGCCTGGTACTGCAGCTGCACTTCCTCCATGCGCGACTGAGGCAGCCGGCGGAAGATGGCGGTGAACTGATGGGTGCGAACGCGACCACCGTCCTGCGTCTCGCGGATCACGATCGGCCAGCTGAAGGTCGGCGACTGCTCGAGGATGAACGCCATGGATCAGGTGAAGGCGAAGGAGAACTCGTCGTTGCCGCTGCTCGGCAGGCAGCGGAAGGGGAGAGTGACGTGGGTCACGCTGTCACCATCCTCGAAGGTCGGAGCATCGAAGGCGCAGTAGCTGGCAAGGAAGGTGATGATGTTGCCAGCGGCACCGCTGTGGGTCCAGGTGATGGCACCAGCAGTCTGAGCCGAGGCAATGCTAATGAAGTCCTTGCTGCCGATCGCAGGCAGCTCGATCGTGATGCTGCCGGTCGTCTTGCGCTCAGTCAGCCGCACCTGCTTCGAGCAGCCGGCCTTCTGCTCGAACACCATCTCGTTGCCGATGCTCAGGCTGAACTGCGTCATGCAGGCCGAGAATCCATGGACCGTGACGGTCGCCGTGTTGTCGGCATTGACGGCAACCGGGGCAGCCTGGTTCGAGTAGGTCTCGCTCGGGCGAGAGAGAGCGCCAGGAGCAGCGAAGATTCCCATCTGATCGAAGGCGATCGTCGCGATTTCGCCGGTCGTGAGGCTGAACTCAGCGGTGCCGCGGATGCCGGTGATCGCCTGGCGGCTGCCGTTGTCAGCGTAGAAGTCCATCGTGTAGGAGCTGAAGCTCGTGCTGACCGGGGCGTAGGTGACGCTGGTGCTCGTGACGATGGTTTCGCTGAGGCCACAGGCCTTCAGCAGGGGACCGTAGCGGGGGGCGGTGCCGGCGGTACCAGAGCCTGCCATCTCGACGGTGGCCTTGACCGGAACCGATCGCTGCCCGACGACGCTGGCCCGGTTGCCCATGTAGGCCTGGATCGTCTCGCGCTCCAGTAGCTCCATCGCCAGGGGCTCGACATCGAGCTCAGTGAAGAGCAAGGCATCGGTCGCCGCCGGAGAGGAGCTGGTGCCATAGGTGGACTCGGACTTGACGAGCGCGAGTCGATTGCGCCACAGGGCCATGATCAGTCCTCGGGTTGTGCGGTGGTCGGCTGCGCTTCACCAGGCTGGGTGGTCTGCTGCACCGCCAGCCATTCGCCATCGGTCAGCACATAGGTTCCACCGACGCTCGGCAGAGGCGGCAGCTCTTGCGGCTGTGGCGAACTGGTGCGAGCCATCATGTACAGGCGACAGACGGATTCTACGTCAGCCCGTCGCCAGATTGCTCTGGCTCGTACGGTAGCTGACCTGGTAGGTGTTGATCTGCCACAGCGACGTCATGTCTGCCTTGTCGCGTTGTGGATCCATCGTCGTCGGCACGATGTCGATCACGCGATTCCCGAGGGTGCGATCGGCCATCAGGATCGAGTGAGCGGATTCGATGATCGGATCTGCCAGGGTGTCGGGCACATTGCCACGGGTGTGAACGACGATCGCAACGTCCATCGTCCATGCCAGCTTGCAGGTGGTGATCGGAACGCAACGATCAGCAGCGGGCTCAATGATGATCACCGGCGCTTCATCACGAGCGAAGGCCTCGACCCGGGAGCGGTAGACGCCGTTGATGCCGGAGGTGGCAGCGAGGATGGAGGCGATGTGAGCGAGGATGCCTTCGCGTCGGGTGGTCATGGGGTTGCGGTTGGGGGCCAGGCGTCGGGATCCGGCTCGGTGCCGGCGAAGATCCGCCCACCGCTGCCGTAGGCGACCTTGAAGGGGGCCAGGGTGCGGGGCAGCGGGCCGGGGATGGCGAGGTTGACGTAGAACCCGGGCAGCGGGGTGGGCGGGGTGATCTCGTCGCCTTGCTCGTCGTAGGTGCCGGGGATCGTGGCGATGCCGATGATGTCCATGGCGCCGTTGTGCCCGAGGCTCTTGATCTCGCCGTCGTCGTCGAGGTAGCCCATCCGGTCGGCGGTGGCCTCGGCGCGGGGTTCGTCGGGAAAGCGGAGGGTGTAGTGGTTCATTGGGTCATGGATTGGAGGTTGTCGTTGGGGCGGCGGGATTTGAAGATGGCAAGTTCGCGGATGTAGCCGTTGAGGAAGTTACCCCCGTTTAAAGATCCAATTCCCAATCGGGTCACAGTTGGAATAATCCCCAGTGTATCTGTTACGACTGTGCCTTGACTTCGCGTGGCCGCAAAATCATCAAGCTTGTAGGCACCTGCAATTCTGGAATCGACATTTACACCTAAAGGGGCTAAGGGCAGCAGGCTTAGTGCTACCTGGGCAATGCCGGTTTCCAATACCCCAAAACGTGGGTAGCCACTAGCACAATAAAGGTCCACAGAGTTCGCAAATCCACTGCCTGCATCTGCATTGAGAACTTTGTTTTGAGAGGTGATTGCATTAAGCCTGAAATCCGCAAACATCGTCCCCGCCGCCTGATTCCAGATCCCCGCAAACGCCGCGCCCGTGATTGAAGCCACGTCCGCCGTGCTGCTGGCGGTGAGGCCGCTGGTCTTGACCACGGGACCCACCGTTGCTGATTGCTGCAGTTGGGGCAGCCCGATGCGGATTGTGATGTCAACGGCAAGGCCGCTTGTTACGCCAAACAGGAATAGCGGCTGAACGATGGTTGTTGACGCGCCAGTCGTGTTGACTCCAGAGACTCTTGTGAGTGTTGAACCTGCGCTCAGAATACTGCTTGCGTAGGTCGTAGTTCGCAGATACGTGGGTCCGGCTGAGTATTCATTGAGGGCAAGTCGGCTGCTGGAGATGTTTGCAGTTGAGCCCCCAACGACAGCGACCCAAGATGAAATGGCCCACGACTGAGAGGCCGTGGCAGCGATTGATGCATTACCATCTGGCTTAATCTCAATGCTGCCAGTGCTTGTTGGTGTTCCGCTGAACCGAATATCAATGTAGTCAATTCCATTGGCAGTTCCAACGCCGACGACTTGCCGTGCCAGTCCCACCAGGCCGGCGCCCCAATTCGTCGGCAACGTTCCCGGCGTTCCGGCAACCGCATCCACCATGATGCTGTTGCGGATGCTGTTCGTCACCGCATCCCAGATCCGCCACCCCAGGCACGCCCCCGTCGCCGGGTCGTACTCGATGAACGGCACGTTGGCCGTCGGTTGCACCAGCACACCCGAGCTGTTGAAGCCCCAGGCTGGGCTTGAGTTGGTGAACGTCACCAGCGATTGGCCCGCCACCAGGTCCACGATGTTGCCCGTGCGGGCCGGTGCGATGTGCCAACTCGGCACCTCACGCGCAGCCTTCCACAGTGGCAGCTTCACCCATGGCGGCGTCAGAGCTGCCCGCCGTGCCGACAGGGCTACAGTCACAGGCCAGCCTCCAGCGTCATCACCCGCAGGTTGTAGAGCGTCCCGCTGGCCGGCGTATAAGCGCCCTTCGTCTCAAGCTCACAGAACAGGCTCGTGCTGCTCGTCGCCAGCTTGATCGCTGTCCCGCAGTAGTCCGTCTGCGTGAACAATGTCGACCCGAAATCCTGCGGAGTGTTCAGATCCACGAACCCGGCATAGTTGGCCACCTCACCGCTGGTCAGATCAAACACTGCATTGTCTGCAATCGCCGTCGGTGATGCTGTATAGAAATGCAGCCTGAATGAACCCATCCCACTGGGCACACTCGTGTTACCGATAAACAGCCGGACGCTCTGCACGATCACATAGCCACCACTCGGGCCGATGCTCGGCAGTGTGATGATCGCACTTCCGCCCGTATCACCGATCACATCACCGGCCGTATACGCCGTCGTGTTGGCAGGTCGGGTGATCGTCACCGCTGCCCGGTACGCCTTACCATCGACCGTCAGGCTGCTTCCACCATCGGCCACCTGGGTCGACTTGGGGAAGTACAGATTGCCCAGTTCCTCCGGCAGGTTCGGCTTCTCAATCCGTACTGCATCCACCAGGTCGGCCATGATTCCTCCAGATCAGGGTTTGGTCAACAGCACGAGGCAGAACACCCCGTCATCAATCCGCAGCGGTTGCTCCCGCACCGTATAGCTCACACCATCCACTGTCACGCTGTCACCATAGGCGAGCTCTCCAAACTTGGAGACTTCACATCGGAGCAGATACTCCGTCGTGATCACTCGCCCGTCGGCCACGTACTCACCAGGCATGTCGAGGATCCCGAGACCCGTCACCGCTCCAGCCGTCACAGTGACGCCGAAGTCAGCCAGGAAGTCTGC